GGTTGACGGTACACCAGGCTCAAACGATATGCCTGGAAGAATTGTATTTAAAACAACAGCAGATGGTGCATCATCTACAACAGAGCGTATGCGTATAAATAGTGATGGAACTGTTGCTATAGGACCTAATACGGATGGTCATGCTTTACTGACACTCTCACAATCTGCATCTGCTCATTTAAATGCTTTAGCTATTCAACAAGGTAATACAGGCTCTAGTTCGAGTGATGGATTATTTATTGGTATTGATAGTAATGCTGATGCCTTTATATTTCATAAAGAAAGTCGAAATATAGAGTTTGGTACAGCTAATACAGAACGTATGCGTATAGATTCGTCTGGAAGGTTACTTTTAGGAACTACGACTGAAGGTAATAGTTCTGCTGATAATCTTACTGTTGCTGATTCTGGGGAAAGTGGAATAACTGTAAGGTCAGGAACAAGTCAAGGGGGTCATATATATTTTTCAGATGCAACTTCTGGTACAGCAGAATATCAAGGTGCAATAAGTTACCAACATAATGGTGACTTTATGAAGTTTAATACTTCAGCCATAGAACGTATGCGTTTGGATAACTCTGGGATGCTTCTTTTTGGCAAAACCGCAGATGACTCCACAACAGGTTCAGGAATATTAATTTCAAATAATGGTAATATGAGATATTCACACACTGGAACAGGAGATCACGATTTTCTTGAATTTAATCGTGGAACAGATGGTTCTATGAATAGAATAGGTTTGATAAGAACATCTGGTTCTGGAACAATATATAACACAACTTCTGACTACAGATTAAAGGAAAATGCTGTAGCAATATCTGATGGTATTACAAGATTGAAAACACTTAAACCATATAGATTTAACTTTAAAATTGAACCTGATAAAACAGTAGATGGTTTTTTTGCACATGAAGTAACAGCAGTTCCAGAAGCAATAACAGGAACCAAAGATGAAGTTGATTCTGATAATAAGCCTGTATATCAGGGAATAGATCAAAGTAAACTTGTACCTTTACTCGTTGCTGCTGTACAGGAATTAATTACAAAAGTTGAAACCCTTGAAGCTGCTTAGTATAATTGGATAACTAAAATTAATTTTTATGGCAACTCCACAAGAGCTTTATGATGAGACAAAAACTCGTCTTGATTTAAATATTGCAAAAGCACAAATGCTTGAAAGAGAAATACAGGAAAAAATTGCAGAAAAAAATAAACTTATGCAACCAATAATGGAAGATCAGGGAGCATTAAAACAACTTGAAAAACTAAGTGATGTTGTTCAAACTGTAGAATCAAAGTAAAATAAAACTAAACATTTATTATCATGGCTGTTACTTGGGATGTTGTCGCTTTAGATGCAACAAAAACTGTAGGAAGTTTATCTGATGTAGTCACTACTGTTCATTGGACTGCCAGTGATTCAGACGGAGATCACACTGGCTCTGCTTATGGCTCTGTAGGGCTTGCTGCTGCTGATTCTGGCTCGTTCACTGCTTATGCAGATATTACAAAAGATAATGCAGTTGCTTGGGCAAAAGCTGCAATAGGTTCTGATGAAGTGACAGCTATTGAAACAGGCATTGCTGCACAGATAACAGAATCAAAAACACCAACTAAGACTTCTGGTGTACCTTGGTAGATAGCA